TGCACCTGTAAGAATTGATGATCCTACATTAATACACATCCAAGAAAGAAACCTGAGAAGATTTTAAACATAAAAAACCCCGCACTAGGCGGGGTATAAACTTTTATGAGAAAGAAAGTTTAATCTTCTTCAGCCAACTTTGCAAAATAGGCCATATCGTCATCATCACCCATTGCTAATTCAGGTTCAGCTGCCTTAGGTTTGAATGCTTCAGGTGTTGTTCGCATTTGTTCAACAGTAGTCTTAGGTTTAATAGTTTCACCATTCAAACCAAGAACACGGTCTAGACGAGTTTTCAATTCATCATATGTCTTGAATTCCTTGTCACCAGTCAACTCTTTCAAAGAGTGTTCTGCTTTCCAAATCTTTTCAAGTTTAGCATCATCAGTTGACAACGGTGAAGCTGATTCAAATTCGGACTTGTCATAGTTTTGGTAACCCTCAACTTTACGAATCTTTAACTTGAAGTTAGCACCACCCCATAGGTCAAACGGATTGATTGCTTGTTCATCTTCAAATTGTGGATTCATTGCTTCAGTAATCTTGTCAAAGATTTTCTTACCGAAACGGAACAATTTGATTTGTCCTTCGTTTTCTGGATGTTTTGGATCCGAAACGATATAGATGTTTGCGAGATAATTAAGTTTACGCTTTTGTTTACGTACAACTTCTTTGTTGGCTTCAATACCTGAGTTCCACAAGCCTGAATTGTGTTCACACACAGGACATTGTTGATTCTTTGTAGTCAAGCAGTTGTCAATAAGCCAACCACCAGGACCTTGAAAGCCGTGAGAGAAAATTTTGACCCACGGAAGTGCGTCATCACCATCGACAGCTGGTGCTGGAAGAAAACGGATAGTAGCCATGCCGTTACCAGCCTTATCTACTTCTGGTTTCCAGTAATTGTCTTTATTGTCAGAACCCTCTGTTGTATTCAAAGCTTCGATAGCTTTGGAGAGTTTGTCGAGATTGCCCGAAGAGCGTTTGAGATTTGCGAAATCTGCCATGATTATTTCCTTTTTGTATAACGGAGTGTAAAAAATATAAACGGATTATCCACTTTATGCATAATATAATAGTATTTATACACGCAATAAAGCGTCTAGTGAAGCAATAGTAGATGCAGCATCCGTATGATGAATTGCTGTACCACCTGCTTCAACCCAGTCACTGATAACAGAAAGTGTGTCATCAATGATAATGGATTCTGGTGTCGCAAAGGTGTACTTTAGGTTTTTACCTGGCACAAAATTGCGTGTATAGTTGATACCGTGGGAAATCAACCAAACTCTTTTTTGGTCTGAAATATCCACATGAGATTCTTGTCTTGCTGTAGAAGAAAGAATCTCTACAGGAACATCTAATGTGTTCAAGTGATCCAAAAGCATCCTTGCATCAGTCATCATGTCGAGGCTTGCAAATTGCTTATTCTCAATAAAGGTGTTAAAGTAACTACCAAAATTACGATTTCTATCAGCCTCTTGAGGTGTGATATGGAACATTTCTTTATAACGTTTGGAAAAGTCAGCAATCACGCCGTCTAAATCTAAGTATATTTTTGTATATTTACTCATTTGTAATTGCCTCTTTTAGTATATTCTTAAACTTAACCTTATCGTATGTAACGAATGGTGTGTACTTTTCACATTTCAATTTCCATGAGGGCCATATAATATCTTCACTTATTTTTTTGTCCCACATAGAAAAGAATTTAATAATATCATTTAGTATCACCAATGTTTCAATACAAATATCATTCTGCATTGCAGCCATCAATAAAAACGGATGGCCCTGAGCCGGTACCTTTATCAAGTCATCAGGTTTATTAACCTGTTCCATGATTCGTACTATATCAGATTCAAAACGATAAGTCAAGCTCTGGTTAATCTTTTGCCACTTTTTATATACTTCTTCTCCATTCGGTCCAGTCATTTCACCAACCCAAGTTGAGTCTCCGTATATGAAATTGGCCACGTAGAAGTCCCTGAGTTCATCCAACGAGTATTTGCGTGATAACCGATAGAAGGAATATTTGTCCTTACGACGGAGAAAAGTATCTTTGCTCACATTTGTTTTCCCATGATACTTAATGTAGTCATAGGAACTGGACGTAAAATGTAACTTCAACGCATTATATAACGCAAAGGCCGCAAAGCCTGTACCTTCATTCATAATGGGAGTTTGGCCGACCTCTTGATAAGATTAACAGATTGTGCTTCTTCACGGATACGAGATTTAAGATGTGCGGAAATCAACGTTGCTGCAATCTCTACCTCAATACCAGTTTTCTCACAATATTCAATTATAGTGTCCATGCATGTGTGCCGAGTTTCATCAGCAGCCTTTATAATACTGGCACTAAATTCTGAAATTTCTTCACGAGTAGGCATTAACGTTTACCCATAGAATATGTGATGCAAGTAGCAGTAGGAGTTTGTTCATAAGAACATTTTACAGACAATGGATCAACACCTTTCATAATGGCTGATTCCATGTTCTTTGCAAAATTGTTTCGTTCATTAATTTGATAGATAGTTGCACCCGCAACCATTGAACCTATCAGAATAGTGCAGCATACAATCATAGTAATGAATTCTTTATTCATAGTAACTCCTGTTTTTGTCAATTTTGTCTTTTCCGCTTCGGTAGAATATGTGTCTTCCAATTTGTTTCACCTTTTCCAAATTCCAATGTGGATTAATATAGTCGGCATGGTAGTATGTTGCACCTTCTGTAACATCTTCCTTGAGCTCACGATTTAGAATCATGTCAATTGCCAACTCACGAACTTCATTATATAACATAGTGTCTTTGATTGTCAAGCGTTTATCGGTAATCTTTTTATCACACAACCAAGAAAACTGACAAGTCTCTCCTGTTTTTTGATGGACTACTCCGCAAATGTCTTTACTGTAACCGGCTTGAACGCGATTAATGGTAACAAAAGCAACAGCTTGCTTACCTTTATCTGGTTCATGTCCTGCCTCAAAGTAAATGTTCTCTGCAAGGCATGTTACCTGCCTTTTTGTTGCCTCTGTTAGATTTTGATAATCCGCTTTTAGGGGTATCCTAAAATTAATGTTTATCATTGAGAGACAAAGAACTATTGCGGAAACTACTATGCTGAAAAGTATTGCTTTACTTCGCATGGGTTTCCTTTCGAAAAAAATGGTAGGTTATTTTGCTACGCTGGTAAACCTACCAAAACCTACACAACTTTAGAAGCTGTATTTAAGTCCAGCAGTTAGACGATTACCGTCTTGTGAACTAACTTTGCTTTCACCAGCTTGATAGCTGTAATCTAGTGTTGCAGACACTTTCTTAGTAATAGGCATACTTGCACCTGCACCAACAATAAGCGCATATCCATCAGGATTAACTTTAGTATCTACGTAAGCTACACCAGCTTTTACTGCAACAGTTGCGGGACCAAATTTTGCAACATCTTTTGCACCCAAAACACTAAGAGTGTCTGAAGATGCATTACGTGCAAAACCACCGGTCACATCAAGAGCTCTTACTTGAGTTCCTACTGTTACACCCCAAACATTTTCTTGCTTGGAAAAATTGTTACCACTGGTAACACCAACTTCTACAGCTTGCGCCATACCTGCACTAATAAGTGCTGCTACTAATACGAGTTTCTTAATCAAAGTTTTTCTCCTGTTGTTGAACAAAATGCCAACTGATTGGATAATAAGGACAGTTGGCGAAACCTCAGCTTAGCTTAAGCAGCTAGGCGATATGCGGAGTCGTTTGCATTTACGTTTTTTTACTTTTTACGACTATCTGTGTCGGGTAGCCAATTAGTTTACTCATATGTCGGTCGATTGCCGTATCATCCCCATCATAAGCATATTAGTTCTCAGTGATCGATGCCGTTAAATAACACCGATGTATCTAATATGCTTATGGTGGAGATGGAGGGAGTCGAACCCTCTTGTCGCCATCGTTTCAAAAAATCAGTTTACTACCATTACAAATTTGGATAAATTCTCTTAGGTGATTATCATCCAAATTATTCTTTAACCAATTTACAGATACACTTATGTATCGTATATTCCCTTTTATATAACCTTTATTACTATCAATTCTATCGAGTGATGCTTGAAAATTTTTATTATAGTTCGTTTTTAGAACCAAGTCAACCTTTGTTACTATACATTTACCATTTTGTTTTTCCCACAATTCCTTCAAATATGGCAAATCTAAATCACAATCTTTATTGCGTTTATGGCAACTGGCTAATAAATTACGAAAACCTGTATACTCATCCGCTCTATTTCTACTGAGTGCTTGTAAATTTTTTCTATTTTCTTCTCCATAATTCCATTTATTGATTTTTTCTTTCCCCTTTTTTAAGTTTGACATACCTAAACAAGCAGGTGTACAAAAATGTGGCCGACTTTTCTTTATGGCTGCTGTTACATACTTCGTTTCTTTTTCAAAATGTTTTCCACAACCGGAACAACATACTAGTGTCGTTTTTTTCATTTGTTACCTCCACAAGTATTTAGTGGAGTTGAGGCGTTTAAAACAATTAATACAGCAATAAAAAACACACTTAGGGAGATTCTCACTCCCGTACCCACAGAGTGGGAACTTAGTCTAATTGCACGGTTAACCGTGTCCCAGTTCATAAGTGTGTTAAGTATATATTATATCACAAAAAAGTTTGTTTGTCAAGTCTAATTTGGTATATTAGAAAGAAAACTTTGGATATTTTACCTTGACAGCTTGGCAAGCGTCTAAGTAAGTTTGTTTTTGAGCATCATCACTCTTAACAATGGCGTCCAAGTATTCTGCCATTGGAGGATATGATTCTGCTCTAAGTGTATTGATAACTCTATGGATGATG